AACGTTAGTGGTGATGCTACGATAGCTGCTGGAGGTGCTTTGACGATTGCCAACACTGCTGTTCAAGCTGCCATGTTGAATAACGATATCGTGTCAGGATTAGATGATATTGGCGCTGCCATCGCATCTACAGATGAATTCATCATTAGTGATGCTGGCACTATCAAGCGTTCTGATATTAGCAGACTCACCACGTTCTTTCAGAGTGCTCTTACGTTCACAACCAATACAGACGTCAACGTAAGTAAGGCAAACCTTACAACGGTCCTCGCTTCGTACACTGGCGACGATACGTTGAACATTGGTGATTCTGGTGACGATACGACAGTTGTTATTCGTGGTAACCTTCAGGTAGACGGAACGACCACTACCGTTAACTCAACCACATTAACGGTTGACGACAAAATTATTACAGCCGCCTCTGGTGGA